CCCCCGCTGCATAATATTCACCCCCATGATTAGTCTCCCAACGTCCTTTTGCTTTTGAGTCTTCTCTAAGTTTAACATCTCCAAAGATTTCTTTATACTCTTTGCTATCAATTAAATTTCTCACCTTTGCACCAAACCTAGCGGATAGTTCTGCGTTGTGTGAGACTTGCATTAGTTTCATTTTAGGATACTTACCAATCATCCATGCAGGAAAGTAAATGGATGCAAATTCTGATTTAGTGTGTCTTGGAGGCATATTTACAATGAGCCTGCCTTTTTTATTTTGTGCTATTTCAGTAAACTCTTTAGCAATAATTTGATGATGCCCCCAATCATCTGGTTTTTTCTCTGTACGACAAATAAATTCTGGCCATACGTTTTTTACAAAATATAGAAAATTGTCCTGACATAATTTAATATGTTGAATCCAGGTTCTTTCGAGCCTCAAACGTAGGTCATCTGTAGATAATAGATCAGTAGATTTAGACATAAAACCAATTCTCATTGGGTCCCTTTTTTTATGGGTCCCTTTTTGTTTTACCATATACTACATGTATTTGTGATACAAGGCTAAGACTAAGATCGTTTTGTTTGGGCCAAAACGGTGGCAAAATTTTACAAATTTTTTTTCGTTTTTAAAAGTCGGTTGGTACCTCTATTAATTTAACGTGGGTTGTGGCCCGGCGGTCCCGGGCCACGTTGGAGAAATTATATTTTTTTTAAATCTCCAGCTAACATTTTTAAGTTAACCTTCTGGCATCCTATAACTTTTAATAAATCTTTAGGTTTAAATTCCATAGATCTGTCAGTAATTCCTGAATATAAATCTACAGTCAGAACACGCTGCCAAAGCTCATAACCATGCTTTTTAAGGAACTCAAAAAAAGCTCCTTTAATTGTGCTATCTGCATGAGTTACAGCTACTCTTAAATCGTCACCTTTAGTTTTTAGTTTAAAGTGTAATTGATACATTTTTTTTCTCCGTTGTTGTTTATCCCATTAATATAAGATCTTTTATTTTTATTTCAAATGAAAAGGCCCAGAATGGACACAAACATTCTGGGCCTAGTTTAGAACGATTCTAAAGAATCCAGAGGATGCTGCATATGATTAGAGTCAAGGTCCACGGCCTGAAATAAATAAACCTGATCAGGAATCCAATCAAGTTATCCATTAACGAATCCTCCTGCAGCTGCTTTTTTGGCAGAACCTTTTGCCAGTAACCCAACAACCACGCCACGAGGATCTAAAAATCTCAGGTCGTGCTTATCTCCATCAATTACACGTTTACCCTGAAATTTTTTCGGGAGCTTATCTTTAAAAACATAAGCTACATTGTGCCCGGCCTTCAGAGCTGCCATACATTCAGTATTATTAGATCCAGATGCCGAAAAAGTTATTTTATAATTTTTTAGATTATGATCCAGGTGATTGTATACCTTAGTATAATCATAAAAAATTACATCCGGGTGCTGGTCCATCAGGCTGCTGAATCGATGCCATGCTAGGTCACTTGTGCCATTCAGTCGAACCGCAAATTTAAAGCCTTGAGATGCAGCCCGTTTTTTTAATTGTCCAATCTCCTGGCTGAGCTGCTCCAGGAATTTTTTCCGGTCCTTCCAGAATAAATTAGTCTTATTAATTCTAGCCTGTTGAACGGAATTCATCTGGCCCCTGCCAGATGTGTTCAGGCAGAATGCAATGCATTCTTTAGAGGCTTTAGGGCATACGTTTTTACCAGATAATTTATACGGCGCGAGATGTAGAATCGCGGTTTTATAACCGAATTTTTCACCCTTAGCCATTTTAGTCTGGCTGTAATAATTAAGCAGGGGCATCGGTCACCTCCTGCCAGTTATTGTCTCTTTTTACCTTCAGGATGTCTCTGGCGTAAACGCTGCCAGCTTCATTGAATAGGCCTATCTCCGCTGCATTAGAAAATATTAAAACAATATTTTTTAAGCCCCGGCCCTGCTTTACTGATTCTAAGAGCTCACCAGATACTGGAGTACCTAGCTGCTTTGTTAAAATTTTATCACCCTTTACTAGATCTTTATATTTTATCATTTTTTTCCTTCCGTTGTTTAGGCCCTGATCCAATTGTTACGATTCGGACTAGTATGATCGCAATTAAACCAGGGTTGATATCCCATTAGCATAAGATGCCACAACCTGTCAAATGTTTTTTTATTTTTTTTTATTCTGGGCCCGGAGCTGCAGCTCCGGGATTCTTTTAAAATTTTTTTTCTAAAAGGTTAAGAAAAAGATAACGCAAAATCGCCCATATGCATTTTCGCCCATTGCATTTTTCGAGGTTTGAATTTTAAGGTTAAGAAATAGAAGAACGGGACACGCCCATAGGAACTTCGACCATTAAATTTTAAGGTTAAGAAACAAACCCTCGAAGTCGCCGTTAGGCGACTTCGAGGGTTAAATATTCGTGAAGCGTGGTTCACGCTTCTCGGTCTTTTTTTAAAATTTTATTTTTTCACAGTGCCAACGCATACAATCAAAGTGCAAGTCCAAAGTGCCATTGTCATCAACGCCCTCAGCCAAAAGGTTCACGACCCTCGACCCACGCAACTCATATAGTTTGAGACGGCGCAAAGAGTGATCTCTTTGCAAGATAAAAGACCGACCCCCATTTTTAAAATGTGTGTTATGCCAGTTGATTTGGAACTTTGAAAGTCCACAATTCTTGATATTATTAGATTTTAATTCTATCCAAATAGATTGACCATTTAACAACCAATAAACGTCGGGAATTCCGTTGATTGTATTACTTTCTATGCGAAAAATTTGACCTTTTAATTTAAGTTTTTTTATGCGTTGCCACAATAAACTCTCTCTTTTCTTCATTACTTTTATTAAGTCAAGAAAAGACCTAACGCAAGTAAAATATTAAGAACCAAAGAGCGGTTAAAAACAATATTGTGTAATACAAAGTATCGTTGAAATCAGTTATTATTTCCATTTTCTTGTAATTTTTTTACAAATCTAGAAACTTGATCACAAACAATTATTGTAGTTATATGCCTAGTATTATTTAATTGGTCATTATCCTTGCAATAATCTTGAAACAAAAAGTCTCTTGACTTATTTGATGAATTATTAACGAACTCTAATACTTTATCTAAATCATTATTTGCCATATCTTAAACCGTCTATCCTTTCTTCGTGTTGTTGTTTTTCTACTTCTCTTTTTGCGTCTTGATACTCTTGCTCACTATGAATTCTTAAAAATGTAGCCCTACTCATCAATTTATAATCTTTCATAATTTCAGCTATATGCGAACTATAATTTACCATTGATTAAACCCTTTCTAAACTTTTTAAAAAGTTTTATTGCCTCTTTTTTAGTGTAAAAATAATATATTTGTGTTTGTAAATATCCATTTATAGTTTCTGATATTCGCCAAGCGCCCTCATTATTTCTGTCCACGATCATCAATTAACCTTTCTTCTGCATAATCTAAAGTACAGAAACGACTATCGTCTTTTGTTGAGAAATATGGTTCGTTAAACTCACTACCATTAGTTTCTATTTTATCTAAAGTCATTACATCAAAATCACCTTTTGGCATATATGACGTTATAAATTTAACTTTACTCCCTATAAGTTTTTTCATTTCTTGTAGTTTTCTATATTGTTCTAATGTTCTCATTTTTTGTCCTTTCTTTGTTTTATAAACTTTTCAACGTGCTGACCTTGTAAATGCACCTTTGAAAGCGGTTTAGGTTTAATTGCAACAAGCCCCTCGTCTCGTTTAAGGGGCTTGAGTTTTGCTAAAAGTTTGAAAATCATACTCTTGTTGTTTTCAAAGTTGTTGCTGTTGTTTCTGTTTTATATTGTTCATATAAATCAGAATTTTCAGACTTAAACTTTTTGCTGTCAAAGATACTTCTTAAAGTCTTTTGAACTTCAACCATAATCTTTGATTTTTTATGTGTGAAAAGTTTTTTATCTGTTTTCATTTTCTCTAAAATAAATGCTTTTCTTAATTTATGCACTTTCGAGATTTGTTTGATAATCTCGTCGTCTTTAGAGTGTTCTAATACAATTTGCGCTAATGGTTTAGCACTAAATTGTTCTATTTGTTTTTGTTCCTTACTATTCATTACTATTCCTTTTGTTAGTTGTTTTAGTTTTGAACATACTTACTTATATCTTATCTAAATGGGAAATGTAAACAATTATTTTTGTTCATAATGGGTCAAGTGGTTCGACTTTATAACCATTAGTCACTTGACCCACTTTTGTTCATTTTGGGTTTTCCACAGAACAAAACCTGTACTTACCAAGAACAAGAATAGACAACTTTATTTCCTTTATCTAATTCTGTGAGTACCCAATCGCAAAATTCTAAATCTTGCTTTTCATACTCTTTGACGCTCTCTTCTTGGAACTGATGACCCCAAAAGAAACCACCCTCACAAAAAGATTGATGATAACCGCTTTTAATTTCTTGACGTAATTCTTCAATAATTTTTTTATCAATTATTAATTCATCATGTCCATTAAAGTCTTGCGCTTTTGGGTTCTTTGCAAAAAATTTATTTTGCATAAATGTTTGAAGCCTAGCATGTTTCCGCCAAACAAAACCGTCTCGCTGTGGTTTATAATCATCAGAATAAACTTTATCAAAGTCTATTTTTTGATTTCTTATATGTGCGTATTGATCTAAACCCATTATTCACCCCCTTGCGTAATTTTGAGAGTTTTTTCAGTAGGTATAGAAATAGCAATATTCGATTGTTTACAAATATTCTGCAAAGTTTTTAAAACTTCACTTCCTATCATATCGCTATGCAAAACGTCTTTAGCTTGCTCTCGCCATTGTTCAATATTTTGTAAATCTTTGGCTTTAGGTGAAGCATAAAACGCTTTTTCTACTTCTTGATGACAGTTTTGTTTTAGTCTTTTTTGTATTGTGTCATCAACGTGGCAACTGCCGTCAATGTCTGAACACATCAAATCGGGACAACCTATTTGCCATTTTCTAGTTTTTTCCCAACGTTCAAACTTTTTTTGTACTATTTCAAAAGCATTAGAAACCTCTTGCCACAACTCATTTTTCTTTCTATCTCTTGAAAGAATAAACTCATTGTAAAGTTTTTGTGTTTCAACAAGTTTTTTGAGATTTTTTTCGATACCTAAAATTTTTAAAAACTTTGGATATTGTTTTTCTGTTTTCTCAACTATCTCATTGATAAACATACTTTCAATGCTTTGTTTTTTATCGTCGAATTTCTTTTCGATTTTATCGTTCCAGTAAATTCGATTGTCTTTGCTTATTTGTTTTTGTGTCATTTTTTACCTTTTGTTGTTAAAGGAAAATCGTAAAATTCCCAATCATCTTCATTTATTTGAAGACTATAATTGCTAGGAAGTAATTTAGAATTAATTTTAATTAAGTTTTCTATAAGTTCACTAAAATTAAAACAAACAACTTCTTGCCCTTTATCATTAGTTATTATTACAGAGTTTTCCATTTTGTTGTTTAGTTTAAGAAAACTATATATGGGATATGATAAGATATGTCAAATTAAAAATAACAGGATAAGAATAAAAATTAAAACAGTAACAGGGTAGAAATAAATTAATCTAATTGTGAAACTAATAAAATTATCCATACCCTAGATATAGTATGAAAAAAAATTAAAACAACTAAATCTTTTTTATTTTTATAACATTAGAGTTTGGAATTATTGTTGAATTTCCAACTTCATCAATCTTCTTAGGGTCTTTTTCATTAATGGCATAATCGCCAAATATTCTTGTAATTCCACCACTTTGAGAAAGTAAATGTCCCTTAGTAATGCAAACAGCTAACTTTGCTTTTTTTAAATCATCTAAACTTATCCAACTTGGATCACTAACAATATCGTGCCAATGACACTCCACCATTGGATATTTTTCAATATCAATTTTTTTCTTTTTATTAATCTTAATTTTCTTTCTCATATAATTTTCCCATAGCAATTTCCAAGGTTTGATTTTTTGCCCATAGAATTTTCCAAGGTTACATTTTTCCCATAGCAATTTTCAAGGTTTGATTTTTACTTGCACCAAACCTACACTTGTATTTATTCCTGGATTGTGCACTTCATGAAACACTGTCATAAAGTTTGACCAGTTATTAGTCCGAAGCAGTTTTTTCTGGCGTAACGTCAACGATATTTTTCGCTTCACCAATTTTCTGTTCGAGCTCGGATAAACGTTTCTCAAGCTGTTCACGAGACATACCCTCCAATCCTACATGTTTTACTTCTGATTTATTTACAAACATTTCTGCCATTTGACCAGATCTAAACTCAGCATTTACAGCAACACCTAGCTGTCCTTTATTTTCTGCTTTTTTAGATAAGTCATCAAATCTTTTATATTTTCTTAATTTGTCTTTTTCATAAATTTGTAATTCTTTTTGCAGCCTTCTCTCTAGGTATCTACATACATGAGGATTTAAATCAGGATTTGTTAATCTAGAAGCAATCTCCATCGGACCATATTCTTTTTTAGATTCATAACCAGCTTGTTTAGCAGCTTCAACCTTAGATATCTGGCCCCAATTTTCTACCAATATATCTACAAAAGCTTTTTGCTTTTTAGTTAGCTCAGTCCATGATTTTAATTCGTTCTTCTTTTTTGGCATCTTGACCTATTTATAACATACTTTGAGTTTTCCTATATACCCCAAAAGTAGGAAAATATTTTCAAAAAATTAATTTTATAATGTTTGGATCAAGATTTTTCCTAGTTTTCTGGGAATTTTCCTAGTTTATTCCTAGTTATTTTTGACCTAGAAGTGTTGATTTTATTGACTTTTTCCTAGTTTCCTAGTTTTTTGGGCCTATAGAATTTTTTTTAAAATATTTTTTTTCTAT